GGGATGACCCGAGCATCGAGACAAAGCCATCTGACATCTCGGACACCGTGGCTGGCACGCTCAAGCCTGGCGGTGTCGCCTATCCGGTGACGGTGGCGACATGAGCAACGACCGTGTTTACTTGACTACCAGCCACTACCGCCACCACTCCACAAAGACGCTTGCCGACACTCTGGCGGAAGCCAGCCGGACCGACTGGACGCCGTTCGATGTCTACGAAATCGACCTAACCCGACCTGATCGGCCGTCGATCCGTCTTGTCGCTTCACGCAGCAAAGGTGATCCGCCCCCGGTGACGGTGGAGACGCCGTGAGATGCGCACACTGTCACCTGTTGATCCATCAGGCGAAAAACACCGACCGGACGTGGCGACATGAAACAACCGGGCGCACCTCATGCGTCTCCAACGTCGCCACACCCCATCACGCACCAGAAAGGCCAGCACCATGACCACCAACCGAGCAGACACGAAGAACCACTGTGTGCATTGCGAACGCCAGATCACCCTCGATACGAGGTGGGCCCGCCCGAAAGGATCATTGGGCATCTGGTATCACGACGACCTCGTGGACTACGACTCCTCAGGAGAGTCGTGCAACATCGACGACGGCGAGGACAATGAAGCCGAGCCTTACCCAACCCATACGATTCCTCGATGAGCGCCTTCCGCCATACCCGCCCGATGGTCGGCCACATGAGCGACCGAGGCTTCTGGCATTCTGGCGCTCGGTCGGTCTGCTCGAAGTGTGACGACAAGAGCCACTCGGCTCACCCCGGCAAGACTGTCTGCCAGTTTTGTCGGCTCGACCTCGGCGACGTGATCGAGAAGAGAGTCCACGCCACGGTCACTCACGGCCGAGGCGAACAGCCAACCAGATTCTCTGCTTGCCGCTCGGGCGATTGCAACGAGCGTGTGTTTGTCGGCTCGACCTGCGAAGCCTGCAACACCTACCAAGATCCGAACAACCAAACCATAGGAGAAACGAAATGAGTTACATGACGGTTGCCGAAACGGCCGACCGCCTCGGCGTGTCACGCCAGGCAGTTCACAAGGCCATCAACAACGGCTCCCTACCGTCCGAGGCCCAGGTGGAGCATGGTCGTGTTGTGCGTTACCTCGTGGCTACTGAAGGAGTCAAGGCGAGGCTGTCGGCGCAAGCCCGTCCGCCCGGTCATCTGTCGGTGGCCGAGGTCGCCGCCCGGCTCGACGCTGGCACGTCTTCTGTCTCTCGGTGGATCTCGTCCGGTCTGCTGCCGACGACGAAGGTTGGTGGGTCGTACCTGATCGACCCAGCCGACATTGTTGCTTTCGATTCGCCTGGCCGGACTGGCTCTGACCGGAAGTCGGCAACGGCGTGAGCAGCCAGACGCGCCTCCGACTCACCGATGAGCAGATGATGCACATCTGTACCGGGGCAATAGAGAACTGGGTGGACGGCATCGTGTTTACCTTCGAGTGCTTCGGCATCGACCTGACCGCCGTGGACTGTCCCTCGATCAAGCCGTCCGATTATGCGATCCCGTCTATCCAGTGGCGCGCCATCGCCGACTCGATGGTCAAGCCAGGGGTGACCGATCATGTGGCCCTCGCCAATCATGCTCTGGACTGGATGAACCTCGGCCCGAGCGCCTACGAGGAGGACGCATGATGGGGACTCGTCGGTTGGGGATTCCAGAATAGTTTCGGGCGAGGGGTTGACGACCCGACTCGGGTCGGATAGAGTGAGGGTATGACTACTACGACAACTCCCTCCCGCCTCGCTACCGAGATCGCCGCCAAGTGCGACGAGAATATGAACGGCTACTCCGTCCACCTCGATCGCCTCAAGGCTATGCCCCTCACCTCGGTCGAGGAAGCCGCTGAGATCGCCGTCTCGATGGCCGAAGCAAAAGCCTGCGCCACCCTCTACCGCCGTTTCAGCTCGGTCGCCAAGTCGATGATCGACGCACCGGACCGTGGCATCTCCGCCGCCGAGATCAAGCTGGAAATGATGAGCGTGCTCGTCAGCCTCGCCGTCGAGGGTGCCGACGATCGCTGGAGCGGTCGGGGCAACGACCTCGCCCGCTCCGCCAACGATGCCCGGCAGAAGCAGATCTCCCGCATCCAGTCGATGATTAACTGATCCCCCGTGGCCCTCGGCTCCCGCCGAGGCGCTGCGATGATCTCCCGAGTTCGCCACAGGCTCGGGAGATCATCGGAGCGACCGCTCCACCGACCAGAAGGACAATCAAATGAGAAATCAGATCGAATCCGAAATCAGGCCTGGCACTTTCGTCGGCTTGTCGGCTCGTTGCGTCGAGGAGAACCGAGCGTCGTACAGACTACTTTCGACAGAGGTGAGCCGTTGGGAACGAATCGGTGGCCCAGCCGACGGCGAGACATACTTCGGCGGCACGCTCAACTCCGGCCCGATGCACGCTGGCGCTTGGACCGACTCCGACGGAAAGTTCCGTCACGGCACGTTCAGCTGCCATCAAGTCACCGACGTGGATCTTTCCAATCCTCGCAAGCTCGTCATCATGACGACGGACGGCGAGATCACCATCGACATCTTCGAGGAGCAGTCGTGAGCGAGATACAGACAGCAATCACGAACCCCGACGAGTACAACGGATGGGTCAACCGGGAGACGTGGGCGGCTGCGCTCCATCTCTCCAACGACGAGGGACTGTACCAGCAATGCTTGGAGCTGGTCGCTGGCAAGCTGCGCTGGTCTGCCGGTGACGCCATCGAAGCGTTCGTGATGGAGCAGGTCGAGATGATCCTGTTCCCATACGAGCACGACTGGCCGCCGACCGACCTGTGGCGCATGTTCATCTACGATGTCGGCAGCATGTGGCGTGTCGATTGGCAAGCCGTAGCCGACTCGTTCCTCACGGAATGACCGTGACGCTGACCCAATGCTCACGCTGCGGCAGATGGATCGCCGCCATGACGATCCATCAAGGCATCTGCCCAGCCGATAGGCCAGCCCGAGTCATGAGCTCTGATCCTCTCCCATCCCATTAGACACGAAGCGACCTCGGCTCTGACGGCCGAGCGTTGCGATGAATCCATCAAGCCGAGAACGGTCGCCGCAAGGTCCGTCGGGGTCCGTCTGTTCCCTCATTGAGACTTGGTGGATTCATCGGAGCGAACCAGCCCCACCTACAGGAAGCCGAACCTGATGCTCGACGCCATTCTGATCGCATCCATAATCGGCCTGCCCGCATTCGCTGGCATCCGCTGGCTCTACTATGAAGCGATCCATTCAGCCGAGATCGACGCCGCCAGCCGCCGAGCCGTCCTGAGCGAGCTGGCAGACATTCGGGTCCATCGGCCCACCCACATCGTCAGCACCGCCGACAGCGCCGCAGAACAGCCTGAGAACTGATCCCTCCGGCACACCCCGAACCCGAAACGACGACCGGAGTCGGGTACGGTGCCGGTATGAACGAAGCCGAGTTCGAGCGACAAGTCGTAGACACTGCCACCATCTTCGGATGGCGCACCGTCGGCCACCGCCCAATGCGAACCAAACAAGGATGGGCGACCGGCTGGAAATATGAAGGCGTCGGCTGGCCCGACCTCACCCTCATCCACCACACCGGAAAGATCATCGTCGCAGAAATCAAGATCCCACCAAACAAACTGTCACCCGAACAAGCCGTCTGGCGAACCACCCTCGAAACATGCGCCACCAACAGCGAAGGCCACATCGAATACCGACTCTGGACACCCGACGACTTCAACGAAATACTCCGCCTACTCTCACACGGCCGACAACAATGAACACCAACCACAACCGCACCACCTGTGGCCCACCCGCCCACACCACCACAATCGCCAACACCCTCATAGCGCACACCACCGAAGCCCGCCTCCACCAATGTCCACAGAAAGCCACACATGCCCAAGAAGCCTGAACCGATTGAACAGCCCTCGATGCTCGACGAGCACAAGGAGCGGATCATCCAGATGAAGCTGGCCGGTATCAGCGACCGGCAGATTGCTGATTCGCTCGGCGTGTCGAACTCGGCTGTCTCTCGGTATGTGAAGCGGGCGTCGGTGCAGTCGGCGATCGACGTTGCTCACGGCGCTCTCGTCAAGCGCGCTCAGCATCAGATGGCGATGGCGCTTGGCCTTGCTACGCAGACGTTGATTCATTACGCCAGCATGGAGAACTTCGATACGATCCCTCATCAGCATCGGTTGAAAGCGACCGAGCTGCTCATCAGCGCTTCGGGCGCTTCTCGCTCGGTCGAGGTGAATGCGTTGTTGGCGGTGTCGGTGACGGAGATCGCTGCGAACTCTGCTCGGTCGAAGGCTGCTGCGATCGAGGCGACGTTGGTGGACACCCCGGTCGGCGAGATCCCGCCGCTGCGGCTCGCCGAATAACGCATACGGTACACGGCATCTTCCCGTGTACGGTATGCGGCATGTCCAGACCCAAGACCAAGGGTGACTCGATCTCGCTTCGGCTACCGATCGAACACGACCGGAAGCTCCGAGAGTTCGCTGAGGCGAAGAACGAGACACCCGCCGAAGTGATCCTTCGGGTCATGGGGCGATCGCTGGACGCCCAGTGACCGAGTCTCGTGCCGACCGGCTCGCCCGAGCGGGCAAGCTTTCGGAACTCTTCGCTCAGCTCGACGACGACGAGGCAGCCGAGCTGGCCTACGACTGGTCTTTCTGGCAGCGACCGGAGCAGGCGATCCCGCCCGGCAATTGGGATGTCTGGATGAACCGGGCCGGACGAGGGTACGGGAAGACACGCACCGGCTCCGAAACGATACGAGATCTCGCTCACAGCTCCCGTACAGGCTTGCTCGCAGCGGTCGCCCCAACGTCGGGCGACGCACGGGATGTGCTTGTAGAAGGCGAATCAGGGATACTCGCTGTCTGCCCTCCGTGGGACCGCCCGAAGTACGAGCCGTCGAAGCGGCGACTGACTTGGGAATCGACCGGCGCACGACTCACCCTGTTCTCCGGCGAGGAACCCGACCGGCTCCGAGGCCCACAGCACGAGGTCGTATGGGTTGACGAACCAGCCTCGATGGACTCGGGCGGCGAGGTGATCGACATGGCCCGCCTCGGCCTTCGGCTCGGCAAGCCGAAACTGATTATCACCGGCACCCCGAAACGGGTGGCTTGGATGAAAGCGATCGAAGCGGAAGCGAGGACCGTCACCACGACCGGCTCAACCTACGAGAACCTCGGCAACCTCGCGCCCGCATTCATTCAGGTTGTCCTCGGCAGATACGAGGGCACCCGACTCGGCCAGCAAGAACTCCACGCCGAATACTTGGACCACGTCGATGGCGCTCTTTGGATCATGGCGACGATGGACGCCTCCCGCTTCTCCGTATGGGACGCCACGCAACCGGACGTGTCGCTGAGGGACGGGATGATGGCGCACGGCATCGAGGCACCGAAGCCCGACGGACGCATGTGGCGGACGATCGTCGCCGTTGACCCTCCCGGCGAGACAGCCGAATGCGGCATCGTCGTCGGCACCTCGCCGACCGGAGCGAAAGCGGGCAGGGACCACGCCGTGATTCTCGCTGACGAGTCGCTCGCCGGTACACCCGAACAATGGGGAGCCGCCGTCGTCGCCGCCGCTCGCCGCTGGGACGCCCAAGCCATCTACGTCGAGAAGAACCAGGGCGGCGACATGGTCCGCTCAACGATCCACGCCGTTGACCCGTCGGTCGTCGTCAAGAAGATCACCGCCAAAGAGTCGAAGCAGGCACGAGCTGAACCTGTCTCGGCGCTCTACGCAAAGGGCTGGATACACCACGCCGGTTTCTTACCGAAGCTCGAAGACCAGATGACCGAGTGGGTTCCGAACGAGTCGAAGTCCCCTGACCGGCTCGACGCTCTCGTCCATTGTGTCCGTACTCTGCTCGAAGAAGTGCAGCCTCGCAGCGTCGGCCGAGTGGCGAGGTCATTCGGCGACCGAAACTTCTGACGTAGACTCGACCTATGTCCGCTCTCTTCGTCGTCGTCCTGCTTCTCGCCTGCTGGCGTGTCGCCCGCTTCTTGGCGCTCGACGAGCTGAGCCGTCCGGCCCGCGAATGGCTGATCGGCAAGGTCGGTGAGGAGTCGCAACTCGCTTACCTGATCTCGTGCCCGTGGTGCATCTCGTTCTGGTCGAGCATCCCGCTCGTATGGCTGGCGCTCGTCCATCAGGATCAGCTCGCCGCCCAAGTCATCATGTTGGCGCTCGCCGGTTCGCTCGCCGCCGGACTCGGGCAGACGATTGAGGATCGGCTCGACCGGTGAGCGATCCGCTGACCTGGACCGACATGCAAATGGTTTTGTTGGGCGTCAGTATTCTCGCTTTCTGTCTCGCCGTGCTTGTCTGGTCGGAGCGTCGAGAGCGCTGATGATGTGGAGAAGGATCGCGGCTCTCTGCATCGTGGTGCCGTGGCTTCTCGTAAAGCTTGCCCGCAACACATACGTCACCAAAAGTGACCTGCTCGCCGAGCGGGAACGAACCGATCATGCTGTCATCGAAGAAGCAGAACTGATTGTCGCTGCCGAGGTCCGACGCCGATCCCAAGATCAACACCCCTCACAGGAGTACCCTGACAGTCATGGCTGATCGCTCACCCGCACGTTCTACGCCGCACCGGTATTCGCTGGTCGCTGCCGCCGAGGTAATCGCCTCCGCCGATATCTCCCGCCCGTACACGTCTTCGGGCATGATGCTCGAATGGCAGGAGCGTGCCTGGGGCTACTATGACCGGGTTGGCGAGTTCCGTTTCGGTGTCGGCTGGTGTTCGAATGCGATGTCGAGAGTGAACCTGACTGCTGCTGCTCCGCCCAGGCAGGTCGGCGACGAGCCGACAGCGATCGACGTGGAGAGCGACGAGGTGACGCCATCGCAGCGGCGTGCGATTGAGCTGGTCGAGCAGATCGCGGGCGGAGCTTCCGGCCAGGGGCAACTGTTGGGCGAGTTCGGTTCGCATCTTTCGATCGCCGGGTTCGGCTGGCTTGTTGCGGAGCCGAGGCTCGGAGATCCGAACTCCGATTCGTATGAGACGTGGCAGGTGCTGCCGCAGGATGCCCTGAAGTTTGAGGGCACGACCAACCAAAAGATTTTCCTCCGTATCGGAGACGGCAACAAAAGCGACGCCTGGCGACCGGTACACCCGAACTCGCTGATCGTCAAAGTGTGGCGTAAGCATCCTCGTAAGCCGTGGCAGCCGGACGCCCCGGTCCGGGCCGTGCTCCCCGTATTGGAGATCATCGAGCTGCTCACCGATCACATTACAGCGTCGGGCCGCTCACGTCTCGCTGGTGCCGGTCTGCTTGCGATCCCGTCGGAGACAGAGTTTCCGCCACCGCCTCCGGTCGAGGGTGAGACGACCGTTGCCACCGAGCAGGATCGGTTCGACCATTTCGTCGAAGAGTTGACGAACGCCATGACAACGCCGATCAAGAATCGGCAGTCCGCTGCTGCTGTCGTGCCTTTGCCGATCGCGATCCCCGGCGAGTTCATCGACAAGATCAAACACATCTCATTCTCGACGCCGTTCGACGCCCAGGTCCGCGAGCTGATGGAGGATGCGATCAAGCGTCTGGCGCTCGGCCTCGACATGCCGCCCGAGGTGTTGACCGGCATGTCCGGTGTGAATCATTGGACGGCGTGGCAGGTCGAAGAGACAGCGATCACCCTACACATCGAGCCGAATGCTGAGATCGTCTGCAACGCTCTGACCGAAGCATGGTTGAAGCCTGCTCTGCGTGCCGAGGGGTTCGATGAGAACGCTGCGATGGTCTGGTATGACACGAGCGACCTGACTTCTCCGCCCGACAAGTCAGGCTCGGCTGTCGAGGTGTACGACCGCATCCAGCTATCTGCTCAGGCGTTGCGTCGGGAGACTGGATTCACCGAGGATGACAAGCCGAACGAGGACGAGTTCCGCCAACGGGTTCTGCTCGATGCTGCGAAGGGCGCTCCGGCGCTCGCACCGTCGATGCTGGCGAAAGCTGGCATCCTCGCCGAAGAGATCGCCGACGCAGTGGCCGACATCCAGGCTCCCGCATCAGCCCCTATTTCGCCGTCTACGGAGTCGGAAGCCGGATCTGGCCCAGTTAGGTCCGCACCGTCCCGTGACGGCAGGCCGAGCCAGGTTTCTGCGGCGCTCGATTCGGCGGTCATCATGGCTTGCGATGGCATCGTGGACCGGGCGATGGAGATGGCAGGCAAACGTCTCCTCGGAGCGATCGGCCGCAAGACCGGGCACGGTCCACAGGGTGTGGATAAGAAGGGCGATGCCCGCATATTGCATCTCCAATATGATCCGACGGTGTACGCCGACCTCGACCAGCTACTCACCGGCTCGTTCGATCGGGTCGGAGTCGTCGCCGAATACTTGGGTATCGACGAAGACGCTCTGCTCGCAACATTGAACGCATACTGCCGTGGCCTGCTGGCTGCCCAACACGAGCACGATCTGATCCGGCTGTCGGCGGCGCTCGGCGCTGACGTAATGGTCTGACGATGGCGACTCCGCCACCACTCAAAGCTGACGAGAATGGCTTCGTCTCCGAAGCCGACTTCGAGGAGTGGATCGTTTCTTGGGAGGTCGAGTCGGCCCGCCTGATGGGCGACGCCGCAGCGAAGATCGCCGAGGAGCATCTCAACATGTACGTCGAGACTTTGGTGGCGGCGGGCGACCCTGCTGTTTTCGATGCGATGACAGCCGAGTGGCAGGTAGCTGTCGATGAGTTCTTGGCGCTCGGTGTGAAGCCGCTGTATTTGCAAGGTTCGATTGGTGCCCAGTTGGGTGCGCCGTTGATGCCGGTCGATCTGCTGGCGACATGGACCCAGGTCGTGAATGTGAACGCAGCGAACTATGTGATGACGGCCAGCAACCGGATCGTTGGTGCGTCGTCGTCGATCTGGTCGCAGGTCCAATTTGCTGCCGAGCAGTCGATCTCATCTGGCGTCGAGATTCCGAAGCTCCGCAAGGAGGTCGAGAACATCACTGGGTATGCGCGTGGCCGGGCACAGGCGATCGCTCGCACCGAGGTGATGGGCGCATACAATGGTGGCGACATGGATGGCGCTCGGGCGCTCGGCGCTTACGGCCCTGTGGAGAAGTCTTGGTTGGCGACGGGTGGGCCGCGTACTCGTGAGAGCCACGCCGAGGCTGACGGGCAGACTGTGTTGATGGAGGAGTCGTTCATCGTGGGTGGTGTGGCGATGGATCGCCCGCTCGATCCGTCTGGCCCTGCGGAGGAGGTCGTGAATTGTCGGTGCGTGATGCAAATGTTTTTCGTGGGCGACACTCGGCCGGATGGGACGACGATCGAGGCGGCGACCGAAGAGGCTCCACCAGAATAGTTTCGGGTTGAGGGTTGACGACCCGACTCGGGTCGGATAAGATGATTGACATGACCGACACGACAACCTTCCCCATCTCGACCTCCACGACGACCGGCACCGACGCCGAGACTGGCCGACGGTGGGCCGAGTTCCGAGTCCTCGCAAACGGCAACTACATCGGCCAGGCAATCGAGATCACGGCGGGCGGCTGCTGGGCCTCCTTCGGTCACGGTGACCGCCCGGCCGGAACCTTCACCACGAAGACCGACGCCAGCCTCAAGCTCGCCGCCGACTACGCCGCCATGATGGCCACCCGGCCCTTCTGATGCCCCTCGCCTCCCGAACCTCGAACCCGACCAGAAAAGAGAATGCGATGACAACCTCCACGACCCTCCGATCCGAAGCCGCCCGGCATGAGCAGGACGCCGCCGACAGCTTCGACCGCTGCGACACCGACGGCTTCGTCAGCCAATGGGCGTCCGGCTGCATGGCAGCCAAGAAGCGCCTCGCCGCTGCCATCGCCGACCGGGGTGGAGTCGCTGAGTTCCCGGCGCTCTTCGATCTCGACGGCAACCTGGTCGCCGCCAAGCTGATCGACGGCAAATACGGGATGGTCTGGGGCATCCTCGCCTCCGACGATCCGGCGAGCGACATCACCGAATGGGTGACGGCATTCCCGGTGCGTGAGTCCACGATGGCGAAGAAGGGCTACGCCGAGGGCATGGTCCTCGCACCGGCCTACGCCGACCTCCGAGGTGCCAACGCCTGCAACGTCACCGCCCGCTCCATCCGCACCGACGGCGGATTCTCCCGCAACGTCGAGATCGTCGCCTGAGTCGATCAGCCAGTCAGCGAGCGCCCCGACCGGAACATGGGTCGGGGCGCTCTTTGCGTTCCGGGACACCCACCGGGTTCGAGCATGACGGTCCACCTCCGATCGGCCCGTATGGGTCTACGCTGTCCGTATGAGGCTCGCACTCGAAGACAACAAGGTCACACTCGCCGAAGATGACGCTCTCCTGGAGGACTCGCTCGACGACATGGAAGACGCGCTCGACGACGTGGCGGTGGCCGACGACCTCGAACCGGACGACAGCTTCGACGGCCGAACCAAATGGATTCTGCTCGTCGAGGGCATCGAGACAGGCGACAAACGACTCTTCGAAGAAGGCGCGATCACATGGCGAGATCTCCCGCTCCCGCTCATGGCGACCGACATGACCGGCAACGGCCACGACGGCGCACAGCTCGTCGGCCGGTTCGTCGAGATCTACCGTGAGGGCAACCAGGTCATCGGCGTGTCCGAGCCGATCGACTCCGACGACGACAACGTGCTCCGACTCCAGAGGCTCATCGACAGCGGCGACCTCAAAGGAATCTCTGTGGACCTCGACAACATCGAAGGCTCGATGATCGTCGAAGAGATGCCCGACCCGACCGAGAACGAAGACGGCACAATCGGCATTGATATGTCGATGCCGAAGATCCGTATCTCCGCCGCCCGCATCATGGGTGCGACCGGCGTCCCGTTCCCGGCGTTCGCCGAGGCCCACCAGATCCAAGCCAGCCTCATCGCCGGAGCGATGTCGCTCGACACCCTCCAGACCGCAGACGTGGCCCTCATCAATGCGCCAGTCCGACCGCCGCTCCACTGGTTCGATGACCCTGGCTTCGTGGGCCCGACGCCGATGGATGTCGAGTCCGACGGATACATCCGAGGCCACGTCGCTCTCTGGGCGTCATGCCATCGCGGCTTCGATTCCTGCACCCCTCCGCCTCGCGCCCCATCCGGCAACTACGAGCACTTCCACACCGGCCAGATCATCACGGCCGACGGCTCGAAGATCGGCGTCGGCAACATCACCGTCGATTCCGGTCACGCCGACATCAGAGCGAATGCCAACCTCGCCAAAGAGCACTACGACAACACCGGCTGGATCGGTGCCGACGTGCGTTGCGGCGAGGACAGCTTCGGTATCTGGATGGCCGGTGCGATCCGCTCCGACATCAGCCCTGAGATGTTGCGGGCGCTGATGGCAACCGACGTTTCTGGGGACTGGAGGTCGATCAACGGACGCTTACGACTGATCGGGCTGGCCTCGATTCCGGTGCCCGGTTTCGTCAAGACTCAGGTCGCCTCGGGTGAGCTTCTTGCGATGGTCGCCTCGATCCCGGTGTGCGCCGCCGACCTCGACCCGATCGACCTACGAATAGCAGACAGGATCGCCCTCTCAGTAGGCCGTACACGAGAGCAAATCATGGCAGATCGAGATCGTGTCGCATACGGCATCGGACGCCACCCAGCGCAGCAGAGAGCTGCCCTGGCAAACCGGATTCATGGCAAGTAGCAGCTCATGGCATGAGGCGGCTCCGTTCGGAGAGGTCAGCCCGTGAGGCTTGACGCACAGCAGGCACGCGCTGCCTCGACGCAAGTGATCCACGAAGTCTTTCGAGATGACGTTTCGACCGGTCGCCGTTTCACTTCCCTGCCAGCAGCACAACGCTACGCACACTCGGTCGGTGGCACCATTCGCCCGCTGGCTTGACACGTCTGCTACAGTTACAACTGATCCGCCCCACCGGTATGACCGGTAGCGGTGCGAACATGGGTATGACCCTGGCGCATGATGATTCCTCAATCTCATACACCCCGCCCAGGAGGCACCCAAAATGGACACCAATCTTCCCGAATCCTTCGACGGCATCACCGATGCTGAGCTTGACGCAATGGAAGCGTCGATCATCGAAGAGTTCGACGCAAAGTACGACAACGACACCCCGGCACCAGTCGCCGACCTGACCGAGATCGCCGAGGCACTCGATGCCGTGCGCTCCGAGCAGGCTGCCCGCACCGAGCAGGCTGACGCCGACTCCGAGGCGCGCGCTGCTCTCGGTGACCGGGTTCGCCCAGTCGCCGAAGAAGATGTCTTCGAGGAGATCGTCGCCGAAGTCGTCGAAGAGATCGAAGTTGCCGAAGAGCTGGAGTTGGTCACCGCCAGCCTCAAGCCGAAGGCACCGTCCGCTCGCCGCATGGCGACTCGCGACGTGACTCCTCCCGCTGCCGAAGCGAAGCAGATGACAACGATCACTGCCGCTGCCGACATCCCTGGAATCACTTCCGGCTCGCAGCTCGACCGCATGGGACTGGCACGAGCATTCGCTGCCCGTTCCCGTGGCCTCGCTGACCACTCGCCTCGTGTGGGTGTCGCAACCGTGGACACCGGAATCCCCGAAGAGCACTTCGTGCGTGACGGTGGAGACTCCGCCTCGCAGGTCATGGAAGCGGTCGTCGCTTCCTCGCTCCGTGGCAAAGATGCCCAGTCCCTCGTCGCTTCGGGTGGCTTCTGCACCCCGTCGGAGAACATGTACGAGCTGTTCAGCATCGAAAGCCGTGACGGTCTTCTCGACCTCCCGACGATGGGCGTGTCACGCGGTGGCATCAACATCCCGAGTTACATCGGCTTGTCCGATGTTTCTTCGGCGCTGTGGACCTGGACGGAGGCGACCGACATCACGCCGGGCGCATCGGTCAAGGCTTGCCTGCAAGTTCCGTGCCCGACCTGGACTGACTACCGGCTCATCGCCGAGGGTCTGTGCTTGACGGCTGGCAACTTCATGGACAAGAGCTACCCCGAGATGCTGGCCCGCACGACGGACCTCGCGATGACCGCCCACATGCACCGTGTGTCGGCAGCTCATCTCGCAGCCATCGTCGCCGGGGCAACCGCGGTCACCGTGACCTCGCTCCCGACCGACGCCGCTGGCGACATCCTGAGCGCCGTAGACCTTCAAGTCGCTGACTACCGGAGCACCTTCACGATGTCTCCGAACGCAGTGCTCGAAGCGGTCTTCCCGACCTGGGTTCGTGGAGCAATCCGCTCCACCCTCGCAGCCCGTGCAGGCATCGGATACTTCGATGTCAGCGACGAGGACATCACCCGGTTCTTCACGATCCGCGGTGTGCGTCCTCAGTTCGTGACCGGACAAGATCCGATCACGACCGGCACAGCGCTCACGGCATGGCCGACGACGACCACCTTCCTGCTGTTCCCGGCAGGCGGCTACGTCGCAGGCGACGGCGGCACGATCGACCTCGGTGTCGTTCGTGACTCGACGCTCAACGCAACCAACGACTTCACGTTGGCTTGGACGGAGCAGTTCATGCTGACCGCCCAGCGTGGTCCTGCTGCACGCAACGTCACCGTCTCGACGGTTGTTGACGGGCAGACCGGCGGACCTGAGTTCGTCGGAGCCTGAGTAAGTTTCTGAGGATCGACGCAACCTTCTCCCCTGGGGGTTGCGTCGGTCCTTTGGTTCGGTTCAACTAACACGAGATCAAAGAGGCAACAATGGCTGGAGTTCCAGATATCTACGACGTGACCACGGCACCGGTCTCTGCACCACGAGCATTCGGCGGATTGAGCGTGTTCGACTTCGAGGACTACGGCGAGCACGCTGGCCTCGGGATGACATGGGATACGACGGCCTGCTTCCAAAGTGGCTTCACATACAACGCCTGCGTGGATCCCTCACGAGATCCTCTGACCGCCTCGGGTTGCAACATCCAGGGCTACGCCGACCCGTTCGCTGTCTACACTTACGACACCGACTCGATCGGTGCGGGGAGCCGCAGCATCGCCCAGCACGAGGCCAACGCTACGGCCCGACTCCTCGCCGCTGAGCAATGGGGTTTCGAGCAGTACCTCGTCGCCTACCTGATCGCAAACAAGACTGACGTGGCGATGGCCGGGCTGGCCCCTGCCGCCGACGGCAACACCACCGCTCAGCGGGCGTTCATCGCACTCGCCACCGCCGAAGAAGCGACAGCCCAGATCACCAACAACGAACGCACACTGTTCATGAACACCTGGCTCGGCTCGCTGCTGATCTCCCAGGGTGCTCTCAAGCCCTTCGGTGGCGTCATGAAAACGCAGCTCGGTTCGAGGGTTGCGATCACAGCAACCAATCCGCTGACCGGCACCTCGCCCGCCACGATCTACGGCTCCGGCCCGTGGAAGACGCATCGGGGTGCAGTCGAAACTCTCAACGGGACGACGGCCCCAGGCACTGCGGTCAACGACGTGTCGATCATCGCCCAACGGGTCTACGCCATCGGCACCGCTTGCGGCGTCGTAGCTGTCGATTCGGGCATCCTCAAAGTCCCATAATTCAACCAATACCCGCCCGTAGGAGGCAACAGCAATGGCAACCAAAATGCTCAACTCATTGAAGGGCCGGGTCATCCGAATCACCCGTCTCAACGACTGCGGCGTCCCCGTCGTGGGACTCTGCTCGTCAATCGTGACGGCCGGGTTCATCACTCTCGGGTTCGCGCCCGAGGTCGAGAGCGGCGAGGAGTACACCCAGAAGAATGCGTGGGGCGATTTCTGTATCAGCGAGAAGGACGCCGACATCAACAAATGGGTCAACGTGTCGCTCTCGCTCTGCGAGGTGAACCCCGACATCCTCGACATCGTTGGTGGCGGTAGCCCGATTATTGACGGGACCGACACGATCGGTTCGAGCTTCGGTGCAGCCAACAACACCGAAGGCTTTGCGATCGAAGTGTGGACGAAGCAGGCTGGCGGCAACTGTGCGGGCGGCGTCGCCGAGTGGGGTTACTTTGTCGCCCCGTTCTGCATCAACGGCACCCTCGACGGCTCGGTCACAATCGAGAACGGCACGATGGCTGTGGATCTCAAAGGCCAGGGCCAAGCCGCCGTAGCCGCCTGGGGAGTCAACCCATACGGAGACAATCCGCTGCTCGCCGGAGCCGGGTTCCCGGTCGGCGATATGTGGGCGGTCGTCCGTACCACGGTCCAGCCTCCCGCTGTCACCGACGGTTGCGTGGCTCTCGCATGAGTCATCCTTTCGCTGACATGCTGCGTGAGGTTGTGGCGGGCACCAGGGTCGATCCTGGCATGGCGAAGGCCACGCCAGCAGCAAAGCCCGAATCAAAAATTGAGGCGAAGCCCGAGGCGAAGCCCGGACGCCGCAAAGGCAATTCCGCAGCCAGCGAAGACTGACAAGTAGGATTGGTCCATGAGCCGCACCGTTGCCCAGCCGTGGACCAATCTTGTCACCTATCCGTGCGACGTTTCCGCGGTCACTGCTGACATCCTCGCCCAAGCTTTGAGCATGGCTCAGTCGTGGATGTTTGCTCTGTCCGGTGCTCGCATCGGGATGTTCACAACGACCGACGATATGTACCAGGCCGAGTGCGGCCCGAGATGTTTCTTCCCGTACAAGGATGCTCAGGGCCAGTGGCGGAACGGTCTTGTCGGGGCGCACGATTGTTGCCGCATCGAAATCTTCCGGCAGCCGGTCAATGCGATCACCCAGATTAAACTGTCAGGCGTCGTCCTCGACCCGACCGGATATGTGTTGACCTCCAACTCGGTTCGTCGCCTCGATGCGTGCTGGCCGTGCATCGACAGTTGCGAAGCACCGATCATCCAGTTGGATTACACGTGGGGCGTCACACCGGAGCCGTTGGCGCTGGCTGCTGCTGGCGAGCTGGCTTGCGAGTTCATCAACATCCTCGTCGGCAGCGAATGCAAGCTGCCGTCGGGTGCTTCGCAGATCGTCCGTCAGGGTGTCACCGTCACCCGACCGAACATCGAGTCGATTCTGTCCAACGGTCTGACTGGCTTGCCGATCGTTGATGCGTTCATCCGCACATACAACCCAGCCGGGTTGAGGCAACGTTCTCGTGTCATCAGGATTGACGGAGTGAGCGTGGCGACATGACCACGGATGTCACCTTCGGCCCGTACCAGGTCGCAGAGTGGTTTCTTGCGGCGTCGCTCGGCGATCTCGCTGCGTGTGGATCTGATCCGATCACGACGGCATATGTTGGCGCTGGTCTTGCACCGTGGGACGATTGTTGTGGCCAGCTTGTCGTGACACCGGAGTCCATGTTTCGGTCGTCGGCGTTCCCGGCCGAGTCGGCGACGGATGACCATTGCGACGGGGCGACGATCGCAATCGGCATCGTGGCGACTTTGGTGCGTTGTGTTCCGACATTGTCCGACTCCGGTAAGGCTCCGTCGGCTGAGCAGATCAACGTGGCGCACAAGAAAGTGTTGGATGATGCTGCGATCATGTGGCGTGCGTTCACGTCGCCGATGCCGGTGGAGAACGAGTGGGATCGGGCACAGGTCCGGCAGGTCATTATTGACACGACGGGCGGGTGCGTTGCGATCGAGACTCGCTGCATTGTTGGCGTCGAGTCTTCTCGCTGGTGTGTGCACTGCTCATGACTGTTGTTCAGGTCCGGCTCGACTCGCCCGAGCTGGCGCAGCTCTTGTCTTCGCCGACCGGGCCGGTCGGCCAGGATCTTGTCCGGCGTTTGCAGCGAGTCACGAACAAGGCGCGCACGTTGGCTCCTGTTGACACCGGCAATCTTCGAGGCTCGATCGACTGGGAAGTTCTCAAACGTGGGAACCAGTTGGTCGGTGTCGTCGGGACGAATGTGCCGTATGCGCTTTACATCGAGAAGGGCACCAGATACATGGCCCCTCGCTCATTCCTGAAAGATGCGTTGTCGGCTGCCCGTTTCTAGCCCCTGAGACGGCGCTATATGCCCGTCTAAGCGCTTCAAGCCGGTATTCGCCGCCGTTGCCCCGGTCGGGATGGTTGGCTTCTCAGATCGCGCCGACTACTGTCGGGGTTCATGGCACTCTCAAGCAAGAACCTCCAAGCACTCAATCGGGCGAAGGAAAGGATCGCTGAGTCGGCGATCGTCCTCGAACGCACATACTGGGAGTCGGAGTTCACATTCAGGTTTCGGCCGGTGCTCACGATGCCCGCCCTGGAGGTCATCTCAAAGATTCAGGCTTCGACCGGCGACGACGTGATGGCGCAGACCGGCAACGTGAAAGATCTGTTGATACTGATGGCGCTCGACGATGAAACGGAGGAGCTGATCGACATGCTCATCGTCGAAGGCACTTTGGACATCAAGTCGATGATCGCTTTGCAAGCCGATGTGGTTTCTGCTGCCGCAGCGCGCCCTACCGTGAGGTCGTCGTCATCAGCGGATGGATCGCTCTCCAGTGGTCCAGCTTCGACGGCCTCTGCACAGCCCGAGGAATCGACGCTGCCGCTCTGAGTCTCGACCGTCTGCTGAATCTGTTTCTTGCGATCGCATATGAGCGGGCCGACGCCGAGATCATCGAGGCGATCGACGATGCGTTGATGCCGCCGAATCAGATCGACTCGTTGACTGGTTTGCCGTTCGGTTGGGATGAGGAAGACGAACTCGAAGGACTCGGGTCGTTGCTTACAACGGCGCTCCCGGTCGGCGACGCTTCTCCGAAGTAGGCTGCGAGGATGGCTGGTCCTATCGCTGTTGCAACAATCGAGATTGTTCCAGAGCTTGCTACGTTCAATTCTGGAATCAAGGAAGCATTCTCGAAAGCACAAAGCCAGGCGGCGAAGGCTGGCGAAGATATTGAGGACTCTTTCGGTGAGGCTGCCCGACAGTCAATCGACGAGTTCCAAAAGTTCAACACCGGCACATTCAAGGATGCAACGGTCGGCGCTGATCGGGCTGGCGAGCAGATCGAGGATTCGTTCAAGGAGGCGCAGCGAACATCGAACAAGGCACTCGGAGGCATCGATCTCAAGAAGGCTGCTGCTGGCCTCGCAGGCCTATTTGCTGGCGCTCAGCTCGGCTCGTTCTTCAAGGATGCGACGCTCGACGCTCAACGGTTGAACTCAGCGCTGGCGAACACTGATGTGATTATCACAGCGACGGGCGGCGTGGCCGGTATAACAGCCGACGAGATCCGCAAGTCTGCTCAGGAGTTGTCGCTGCTGACCGGCGTCGCCGCCGTAGACATTCAGGAAGCATCGAACGTTCTTCTCACATTCAAGAACATCGGTTCCGATACGTTCGATCGCACTACGGCGGCGGCGCTCGACATGACCGCTGTGCTCGGCGGCGATGCGAAGGGTGCTGCTGTCCAATTGGGCAAGGCTCTGAACGATCCGACTAAAGGCGTGTCGGCTCTGGCGAAAGCTGGTGTCACGTTCACCGATCAGCAGAAAGAACAGATCAAGACAATGCAGGAGTCCGGCGATCTCGTCGGTGCTCAGAACATCGTGCTGGCCGAATTGGAGGGACAGTTCAAAGGTGCTGCGGAGGCGTCGGCAGACTCGACCGCAAAGATCGGCGCGGCGTTCACAGCATTGAAGGAGAACGTCGGGCAGGGTCTGATCGGAGCGCTCGACGAGGTGACCCCTGTCCTGCTCGATCTGATTACCGCCATCACTCCCGCCTTGACTTCGCTCGGCGTGCTGCTGGGCGATGCGTTCAAAGCTCTGCTCCCGGCGATCAGCGAACTCATCAAGGGACTCACACCGCTCTTCGAGATTTTCGGTGCAATGATCCCCGTGGTCGCACCGATCATCCAACTAATTGCCGAAGTGCTCGTCGTCGCATTCCAGACGTTGGCCGACGTTCTGGTCCCTGTTCTCGATGCGTTGGCACCGGTCGTCAAGATGATCGCAGGGAAGCTCGGCGAGGCGCTCACGAAGATCGCTCCGATTCTCGCCGAGGTCGCTGGGATCATCGCCGACGTGTTCGTGAAAGCGATCGAGATAGCAATACCGATTCTCGATCAACTGTTCCCGATCTTCACTGAGATTGTTGGCATCGTTGGCGGCGCTCTCACACAGATTCTTGGAGTCCTGGCGACAGCATTTCTCGACATATTCACGGCGCTCGCCCCGTTGATCCCGATTCTCGCAGGCGTGTTACTGACGGCCATCGAGCTGCTCGCTCCGCTGTTCACGACGGTCGTCGAAGCCATCGTGCCGCTGATCCCGTTGATCGCTGATGGGTTGGTCAAGGCAGTCGAAGGATTGATGCCGCTGCTTACGGTGCTGCTCGATGCGTTCGCGCAGATCGCACCGCTGCTGATCGACGCACTCGTTCCGATCTTGCCGATCCTCGTGGATTTGTTTCTGTCTCTGATTGAGGCGCTTCTACCGCTCGTTCCGACGCTTGTCCTATTGGTCGAATCATTGCTCCCGTTGATGGTCCAAATCATCGAGGCGCTGACACCGCTGCTTGAGGGAGCGGCTGAGATCATCTCCGCCGTTCTGGTCGTCGCCGTCGAGTTCCTGTCGGACAAGCTGACATGGCTGCTGGAGGAAGTCATTATTCCAGTCGTTGAGTTTCTGGATCAGAACTTCAAACCTGCGCTTGAAACGCTCGGTGAGAAGGCGGGCGAGGTCGGCGGCTTCTTCGTCACGATGGGAGAGTTCTTCCAGGGTGTCTACGATGACGTGCTGTTGCCGATCAAAGACTTCTTTGTTGGTGCGTTCAAAATTGCGATTGAAGCTGCCGGTGTTTACTTCGAGGTTCTCGGCACGGTGTTCGACACTGCGATGGGGGTCATCCAAACAGTCTTCGACACTGTGCTCATGCCGATCAAAGACTTCTTTGTTGGTGCGTTCAAAATTGCGATTGAAGCTGCCGGTGTTTACTTCGAGGTTCTCGGCACGGTGTTCGACACTGCGATGGGGGTCATCCAAACAGTCTTCGACACTGTGCTCATGCCGATATACAATTTCTTCAACGACGTGTTCGGGACGGCGTTCGAGGCTGCCGGTACAGCACTGGAGACGCTGGGCGAAGTGTTCAGCACCGTGTGGGGCGGGATCACGACGACGGTTGACACGGCTGTCGGTGCTGTCAAGACGGCCATCAATACAATCATCAGCGGATGGAACGCAATCGAGTTCAAGATCCCCGGCTTCAAGATCGGGCCTATCGGATACGACGGCTTTACACTCGGGCTGCCAAACATCCCGAAGCTCGCGAACGGTGCGATGATTAACTCGCCGACGCTCGCCCTGGTCGGCGAGGCTGGCCCCGAGCTGGTGCTGCCACTCAACCGTCCCCGCCGTGCAGCCCAGCTTCTCAACGAGTCCGGTATTGGCGGCGGCGGTGCGGTCGTGTCGATCGCCACCGCAAACTTCTACGATGGCACGGACGCCGATCTGGTGGCACAGAAAACGATGCTCGCTTTGAGCGCAAGGAGGCTGACAGCATGACCGTCTACCTGACCGATCCGACGTTGGGTGTTCTCAATCTTGGCCCCACCAGCGAACAGATCGCAGCCGGAGAATGTGGTGGCACCGGCTACGTCGTTTCGGAGTGGACGGTCGGGTTCCCCGAGGTGCGTGCCGTGTCCCGTGCCAGGGCGCTCTCCGACGGGTCGGTCGATGATTCACGCTTCGTAGGTCCGAGAGCGATCAGCTTCGGAATCACCATCGACCAAAGAGTGGCTGATCCGCAGGTGCTCGTTGAGCAGCTCACCCCGTACCTGTCGCCCCGTGTCCGCCCTCGGCTGGTCTGGGCGATCCCTGGGTCCACTCAGGAGCGCTCGGCGGTCGTCCGAGGGCAAGATATGTCGCTATCGATTGTGCGTCCGAAGTTTCATCAGGTGATCGCTTCATGGGTTGCCCCGAACGGGCTGCTCGAATCCCCGGTCGAGAACTCTCGGACGATCCGGCCGTCCACCGATGTCGAGGACGGTCGCCATTACTCGACGCCAGCCGACCAGTACGGCCCGTACTACACGAACGCCACCGGCGACGTTGGCCGACAGTATGAGCCGGGTGCCGGTATCGGTGCGTACATCATCAACAATGCCGGGAACGCTGTCGCAGACTGGACTGCTGTGATCTTCGGGCCGGTCGAGACACCCAGCTTGACGATCAACGGGACCGAGATCATCTTCAACCGTGACGGCGGTCTGACATTGAACGGCGGTACGTCGGTCGTTCTCGATTCTCGTTCTCGGACGATCCTGCGGAACAACGATCCGGCCGATTCGCTGTACGGCAAAGTCAACTTTGACGAATGGGCGTGGGAAGATGTGCGGCTCCAGCCTGGACTCAACAGGATCGTCTACGGCGGTGTCGTCATCGGCACGTCGTCGTCCGTCGTGTTCAGTTGGCGGGACTCATACTTGTGAGCGCCGTCAATGTCGCTGTGGCCGATGTGTTCACGTTGGGTGTCGGCCCGCATACCGGCGCTCAACCCATCCAAGAGGTCGGCCTGTTCGGTACGGCTTCGGTGGCGATGTCGCTCGACACCGGCCCGACGGTCACGTTCGATGTAGCAGGCGACTCTCCTGGCGCACGACAGATTGATGAGCTGGCGACAGATGTCTGGGTGTATCTGAACGGGGCGACGATCGCCCGTTGCCGTGTCGCTTCGGTGCAGCAGACGTTCGGGCCGGACGGCGACGATACGGTCAACGTCACCGCCGTCGGCTACGAGGCTTTGATGACGGCCCGGCATGTCCAGTCGCCGCTCGTTTATGCGGGAGTCGATCAGGCGCAGATCGTGTGGGCGCTGATCCAACATACGCAGGCGCAAGCGGGCGGCGATCTGGGCATCACTGCCGGGACGCTCGACGGTGGCAGCATCTTACGGGACCGGGCATATCTGATGGGCGAGAACATCGCTGACATCCTGTCGAATCTGTCGGCGACTTTCGACGGCCCATGGTGGGGGATCGACGGGCTGCTGAATCTCAACGTCCACCCGTTCTCGACGTTCCCGACTCTGAGCACACCGATCATGTTGGGTGTAACGGCCCGGTCGATGACCCGCAACTCGGGTGCCTCGACGTTCGCGAACTCGGTGATAGCGGACGGCGACGCCAACTTCACCACCCCTGTCTCGGTCGATGATGCAGGGATCGCCGCCGACCCGCGAGGACGGTGGGAGAGGATCGCCGGGTTCCCGTTGGTCACTGACCAATCGACGCTCGTGGAGAATGCTGACGGCCTGCTCCAGTCGGCCCGCTCCCCGATTGCGAGCTGGTCATGCCAGATTGATGCTTCTCGTTTCATCACCGACGCCGGATATATGCCGGGCGACTTCGTCAAGATCGTTGTCCCTGCTTCGACGGTCGCCCCTTCCGGTGTGCCCGAGTTCTCGGTTGACGGCCAAGTCATGTCGATGACGTTGACGATTGACGCTTCGGGAGAATCGTCTGTCGATGTCCAATGCGTTGAGGTGGCGACATGAGTGCCGCACGAGGAGCGAAGCCTGGAGTCCAAGCTCAGGCAGCGTTCTTCGAGGACATGCTTCGGCGGCTCGCTGCACTGGAACGTGCGTCGGGCGGTACGTCTGGTTTCACCTTCTACGGCGAGGCGACTCCGACGACGACTCGTGACGGACACACCTGGTTCAAGCCATCGACTGCTGCGGCGTCGGTCTGGTCGGCTGGCGCATGGGTCATCTATTGATCTTGACCGTGTTGTAGGCTCGACGCTATGACGATCGAACTTCCTCTCTGGCTCCAGAACGTCGAGTACAGCGCACGTCTCGACCGGCTTCTCATCGAGCGTGTCGCCCGAGGCTTGGAGCAGGTGTACGAAGGGTTCGAGGTAACCCAGGACGGTGTCGGCTCGTTCAATGTGGATGTTGCTGCTGGAGGCTGTGTCATCCAGGGCGACGATTCTGTCGATCAGGGCATGTATATGGTGCAGTCCACAACGTCCGTAACGGTGCCTGTGCCGCCGTCTCCGGTGTCCGGTACTCGTACCGATACGGTAATCATCAGGGTCAACGATTCGCAGGCTGGTGGCCTTTCGACTCCAGCCGATCAGGCGGTCATCGAAGTGATCGAGGGGACGGTCCTGCCGGATACGTCGATCTCGTTGGCGACGATTGCTCGCATATCATCTGAGTCGGCGATCCTTGATTCTGAGATCACCGACACCCGAGTTGTGATCCCGAGCACTCTGGTCAACTCGATCAACGGCATGACTGGAGTGGTGACGCTTACTGCTGCCGATGTTGATGCGGTGCCGGTTTCGTTCGGGTCGGCGATGCGGTTCCGTGGATACGGTGCTGCGGAGCCTGTCACCGACTTACAGGTTGGCGACGTGTTCTTCAAGGAGGCGTAGTGACTACGTTTGCGCCGACAGGTACCGGCCGGACAGGCTCGACTCAGGATTACACGGTCCCAACTACGGCCAGCTTTATTATTACTGCGGTTGGTGCGACTGGAGGATATGCATACTTGAACGGTACGACGACGGTGAATCCTGGCGGTACGGGCACGTCGATGTATGGCGAGTTTGCTCTGACGGCTGGCAACGTGATCCGTTTCATGGTCGGGCAAGCGGGCGCTAACAACGCCAGCAACCCAGCCAGCCGTGGTGGTGGCGGTGGCGGCGCAACATTTGTTTACAACGTCACTACGGCCACACTGTTGATGGTTGCTGGCGGTGGCGGTGGCGGTGGCCAATATGCGAACGGCACATTGAAGAACGCAAACTTGACAGCGGACGGTTCGGCAGGGACGGTCGGCGGTGGTGCTGCCGGTACTGCCCCGAACGGGGGTGGGGCGACCTCCTACGGCGGCGGCGGCGGCGGCTACAGTGGCAACGGTGCCAACTCTGGATACGGCCAGGGCGGACTGTCGTACACCAACGGCGGCACGGGTGGTGCGCTTTCTAATGACGGCGCTGACGGCGGCTATGGCGGCGGTGGTGGCAGCTACGCCGGTGCTGGCGGCGGCGGAGGTTACGGTGGCGGAGGCGCTGGTGGCTGGTCATTGTCTGGCGACGGCGGTGGTGGCGGCTCATATAACACGGGCACCAATCAGACCAACATAGCTCAGGTAGGAACAGCGGCAGGCTCGGCTTCGATTGTTGCCGCCAACATGGCCCCGACGGCACCGACTTTGGTTGCTCCAGCAGATTTGGCTGGAGTCCCAACCGCAGACCCGTTGCTTTATGATTGGACGCCGAACGATCCTGATGTGGGTGACACCCAGTCCGAGTTTGCTTTGGTGCGACGGAAGGTTCCGCAGTGACAATAATTTCTACGACAGTTAGCAGCGAGGACACCAAGGCGCAGTTCCAACGCAAAATTGACCGATGCCAAAATGGTGTGCTCTGGTCGGTTCTCCGAGCTGCCAGTAGCAGCGCTTTACAGTTTTGGTTTTCGACCGATGACGGCGCAACATGGACGCTAGATGTTACAACTATTAGCTCTGGCCATAGTCAAGCAGAGTCGGCGTTCTTTATTGACATCGACGATTATGCGCACGTCACGGTCTATAGCGGCTACTGGAGAGGCACGCCGAACGCTGCTAGAACAGCTTGGACGTGGAGTAGTAAAGTAGACTTGTATTGGAATAATGCCACCCCCATGAGTAACACCATTGTTGCTCATAAGGAAGGCACGGGATGGGTGGCCCACATTGCCCACGTTATCTATTCTTCGGCGTGGTTTTGTGGCTATCGCCGTATCGGAATCAGCTCCTCGGGGGTGCTTACACTAGGAGCGTTTTCATTACTTGGCCTGGCTGACGACACCCAGCAATCGCTTTGCACGTCGATCGACTTCAACCATACGGGCGACGGGAAAACTGTCGCTAACGGGACTCCAAATGTGTATATGGCTTGGAACGGCGACGACGGCGCTGGTGTCGGCGGCTACACAGTAAATTATATTGAAGCCGTATATTCGTCAGGCCCGACCTGGACACTTGGGACACGAATGGCGCTTGGCAATACCGTTGCCCACCAAAATAAAATGTCTATGTACTTTGATGGGACACGAACATGCATAGCTTTCGTTCCTGCTTCCAGCAACGGACAGAGACTTGTCGCTGTTTGGGAGGTGCTTCCTGGCGGAACGTCTGCGAGTGGATACAAGGCTCCACCGGAAATGAACAACAACCAAAGAATCAATATTGGGGCGGCGTATGACAGCGACCAAAATATCTATATCTGGGCGGATGACAACTACCGTGGCAACCTGTACCAGACCATTTTCAATAGGGCCGCAAATGCGTGGGGCGCATGGACGCTTGTAGCTGCAGCAGCAATCAACTCCAACACCCTGTCAATTAAGCGTGACTGGTCAAACAATTACATCGAAGCCATTTGGACCAATCACAACGGCGCGAATCCCACAGATGTCCGTTACGGCAATTTCGGATTAAACTTCCGTCCGTCTATCCCTACGATCCTGACTCCAGCCGACAACGCAACAGTCGCCCTCACATCTGGCGTAGATTTCACCTACACTTTCGGTGACCCAGAAGGCGACCTGCAAGTTGGTTACGCCCTTAAACGAAGGGCCCTCACGTTAGATGTCGGGGTCGTTTACGCCGCTCAAGAATGGTGGAACGGTACAGCCTGGGTTGGTTCGGAAGCGGAAGTCGCATCCACCACGCAGCCGATCTCGATATCGGACTGGCCTGCCATCGGTGACACGTACCAGTATGCGCTCGCCAACTCGGACGCCTCAGGTTTAGGCCCGTACTCGGCATGGCAGACACTCAACCCTTACGAGTGGTGGGATGGTACGGCCTGGGTTCCGATGGTCGAGGGGTGGATTGTTTCGACCACCTCCGAAGTCACCCAGTCGGTTGTTCAAGCCGATCTAGAAGTCAGCACTTCCTACAATTGGACTGCGGCAACCAAAGACGCTGCCGGTGCCACCGGGCCTTATGCGGCGCTATTCACATTCACCGCAATCGGATCGTTCGCTCGCATCTGGAACGGCTCGTCGTGGCTCGACCATGAGGTCTTCGTTAGGGTGTCAAGCAATAGTTGGGAGCAGCACTCGGCACTCATCTGGGACGGGTCGGCATGGGTCAACTACTAACGGTCACTCAGCAGGAATGGAAGGCATGATGAAACTCACAAACATCCCGCAACCGGTTCGGGCCTATGCCTACCGGATCGGTGTCGCCGTCGTCGGTGTCGCTGTCGTCTACGGCCTCATCGACAAGGGTGACGCACCGTCTTGGCTGCTGCTCGCTGCGGCGATCTTTGGTATCGGCGGGAACGGTCTTGCTGCCGCCAATACGGTACGCCCGCCACTCCGGTCGTCGGTGGAGCCGAAGCATTTGCCGGAGGCGTAATGTTGATGATGCCGACCGGCTCGGCTGGTACAGGCTGGGTCGCCACCGGGCCTGGTGTGCTTCGTAATGCCCGTAGCGGCGACGTGAATGGCAGGGGTGTCTACTACCGGTTTCAGTCGGAGCAGGATTACGCACCGCCCTACGTCTGGTCTGGTTCTGTCCGCACGATCTCGCTGATGTCGCCGCCCGTATTCGAGGACGGTACGCCAGCGTGGTATCGGCCTGGCCTCGTCTTTCATCCGATGTACGGCTCCAGCTCGACGCCCGCCGCTGGCAACGAGGAGAATGTGTTGATCGGCCTCGGCACCTACGACCGGCCCGAAGGTCACGTCGGCATCTCCGCCGAGCTACGCGCCGAGCGACCCGCCGAACCGTACGGTTCCCGTTCAGGGTACGCCCGCAAGCACGCCCGCCAGCCTGCACCGTTCCCGTTCTGGGATGGACTCTGGCACAATTTTGAGATCGTCGTTCACAGTCACGCCCACTACACGCTTATGTGGGATGGCGTCATGTTGGCCGACGTTCTGGAGAACTCGCCCGCCACCATGTCGGGACGCAACCGGGTCGGGCTGCGCTGCGACTTCACTGACATCGAGATCCGTGACTGGGCAGTCCAGGAGATTGTGGCCGAGGCGACCGAGCCGATGGTGTATCGGATCGTGCCACGCACCGAGGTCGGGCTACCCGCCGTGGTTCGAGACTCGACCGGTGCACTCCGCCCACCGCTCTACAACGAGCCGATGATGACCGCCCACTACACCGGCAACAACATCGACTACACCGGCAAAGACACTGCCGAGATCACGCGCCAGATCCAACGAGTGTTCAGTAGCTCAAAGCCGTTCGAGTACAACTACGTGATTGGCCAGAACGACGACGACGAGATCGTTGAGTTTGCCGGAAAGTTCCAAGCTGCACATTCGGGCGGCGAAAACAACATCTCGTTCGGTGTCCTGTTCTTGCTCGGCGTCGGTGAGCAGGTCACCGACCGGATGATTGACAAGTGGCGGTGGCTGCGTGACGTGTTGATCTACACCGGGGCGCTACGGGCCGACGTAGACCAGCGACCACACAAGCTCATGCCTGGAGCGCGCACTGCGTGTGCCGGAGTATCGGTTGACGCGCGCTGGCCCGAGTTCCTCCCACCGTGGCAGACATCTATTTCAGGTTCAGGAGACAACAAAATGATTACGCTCAACAAACCGATTCGTATGCTCGACACTCGGGACCAGCGGGCAGATCCGTTGCCGTCGGGGACGTGGCCGCAGACTTTGCCTGCCGGGATACCGGCGAGGGCCGAGGCTGTGTTCGTGACTGTCACGGCGACCGACGCAAGCTCTGGCGGATTCATCACGCTGTGGGGTTCGGGTGCCCGGCCGAACACGTCGAACCTGAACTATCCGGCAGGGGCTGGCGCGATCTGCAACACGACGCTTACCCGTGTCGTCGGCGGAAAGTTCCAGATGTTCAACGTGTCGCCGTGCCACGTCATTCTCGATGTGGTCGGTTACGCCTGACGGCCCTCGCCTGGCCGATCCCTGCTTCGGTCGTTTCGGACGGGCTACGATGCTGGTATGAGTATCGCTGACGAACTTCGTACCGCTGGCCTCGATGTCATCGAGGGTCGCCCGTATGGTCGGATGACCGATGTGGGTGGCGTTGATGTTCTCTCGACAGGGACGGGCCGCTCGCATGAGTGTGCCGACGACATCAACAATATCGTCACCCCGGCGAGGGGCACGGTGTATCTCGAACGGTCTGGTCGGGTCTGGCTGCTCGCTGACGGCCCGGTCGGTTCCGATGAGAATGCGACTGTGTTCTTGGCGCAGTATCGGGATGAGGGTTCGGAGGAGCAGGCCGACGCGCTCGCTGTCGTCCTCGCTGTTCTTGATGCGGCTTACGCCACCGTCGCCCCCATTACCGCCTCCGACGCCGTAGACGGCGAAATAGGGGCTGATCCGGTCGATCCCGAAGAAGACTCCGAATGAGGAACGGCCTGATCTGTTCAGCCGCTATGTCCGGTCAGACTCCGAGGGTGCCGGTTTTAAGCGCCTACTTTGTTCACGGCTGACGAGCTGGCTGATGTCGGAAGGTTGTTGCTCATGAGCGAAGCAGTATGGGTGTTCCTCGGCGCAGTTATCTCGACCATCATCAGCTCGTCGATCAGCCTGTACCGTTCTCGGCTGAATGGTGCCAGCAATCAGATCGAGGCGCTCACGGCATCGGACAATCTGATCGGCCGACTGGAGACTCGCATCGACAAACTAGAAGAGCGAGTCAAAGCAATGGAAGCGGAGCTTGACAGATATCACGTTCTGTACGGGCCCCTCCCACCGGCGAAGCTGCATTGATAGACATCGACAAGATCATCGCCATTATCGCCGCCATCGTTTTCGCGATTACGGGTGCTGTGGGTCGAGATCTTGCTCCAGCAGAGCGGGGTGTCCAGGTGCAAGTTTCGCCGCCTCCGGCACCGTCAGCGAATCCGCCCTCGCCACCGCCGAGATATCACCACTCTTCGCCGGACGTGGACCGCTGGCATGACGAAGCGATCCGGGCTGGATGGCCCGAGGATGAATGGCCGAGGCTGGCCTGCATCATCCATCGCGAATCCCGTGGCGACCCATACGCCCACAACCCTCGCTACCCAGACGACAGCTACGGGCTGATCCAACTCAACATGCGGGTCCACCGCAAATGGGTTGGGCCGCTCGTCGGCTGGGACTTCACGCACCTGTTCGACGGATACACCAACCTGCTCCATGGGCGCACCTTGTTCGAC